ATCCGAAAATGCGAAGTTCGGCGACTTTGCACCAATTGACATCACTCAATTTATCGAAGCGGGCCGTGCTATTCGTCTCTCAATCGCTAGCGTGACTGGAATACCAGCTCATCACTTGGTGGCGCAAACTACAGATTTTCCAAGCGGAGAAGCTATCAAGATGGCTGAACTTCCGCTCTTGCTCAAGACGCGGGATAGACAGTTATGCTGGGGCGCAGTGTGGCAAGCAATAGCATCCTATTGGTTCACGGCAACGGGCAAACCTGTGCCTTCTAATCTGAAAGTCGACTGGGTGGATATGACACCGAGAGACAAGATGAATGAAAGCCAGGGCGATCTTAACGAGGCTAACGCTAGCACGATCTGGAATGAACTTGGCGTACCAAAACGTCAGCTCTTAATCGAAAAAGGATATACGGCAGAGCAGGTTACGGCCTTCGAGTCGGAAATCCAAGAAGAGCAAGAGAAGGATGCAAGTAACGCTGCAGACGCGATGGCAAAGCAATTAAACGCCGCGCCTGTCATTCCTAACAATAATCAATCGGCATCGAAGGGCAACGGCCAGGGCGGAAACGGGCCAGGCGCAACAGGACAAGGCGGCAACTAATGCCGCTTGACGATCTAACGGCGATACATAATCAGTTCTTGGCAGCCCTCGCAGCACAAGACCAGGCGGCAAGTAATCAAATGCTTTCTACCTGGTCTAAGGCATGGGAACACATCCAGGTAGAAATTAACCGACTGAACGCGAAGATTGCTAGAGCGCAGCAGCTAGGGCAGTACTCCCCTGCTTGGGCTTACCAGCAAGATCGGCTATCAGCGATTGATGCTGTAGTGGTCAATCAGATGCAGAGGCTGACCGCACAGGCGCAAGACCTCATAACGACTAATCAATCTAATGCCATAGCGCAAGGTCAGCTATTTGCGGAGCAGTCCGTCACAGCACAGCTTGGCGGAGTCAGTCAGATGGCGGCGGTTAATATTGCATGGGGCAGACTCAATCCCGATGCTGTTAAACACATGGCTGGGTATCTATCGGACGGGAGCCCTCTTAAGGCGTTACTCGATCAGATACCACAGCAGACGGCGAATGCGATCCACCAGGCGTTAGTCGATGGCATTGTCCAAGGCCGCAATCCAAGGGTGACAGCTCGGATAATCAAGCGAGAGGCTACCGTGCCTTTGTTCCGGGCGGAACGGATTGCACGGACGGAGACCATGCGGGCATACAGGACTGCCACGATGGATTCGGCTCGAAACAACAGCGACATAGTTCAAGGGTGGATTTGGACTAGCGCTAAGCAGGTGAGAACCTGCGGCGTATGTCTTGGGTTAGACGGACAATGGTTCCCGTTAAGTGAAACTATGGCCTCTCATGTCTCCTGCAGATGCGTTCCGACTCTCCAAACAAAGCCATGGTCTGAAATACTCGGCAAGTCAGGTGACGATATACCGGAAACCTCCGCGCAAACGAACGAAAACAGAGGATGGGATTATTACGCCAAGCTGACGCCAGCGCAACAGAATTTCATAGTCGGCCCAGGTAAGCGGCGACTTTTAGAAGAGATGAAGGAGCAAGGTGTAGAGAACCCGCTTCGTACGTTGGTCGGCTACAAGGATGATCCGAAATGGGGTCCGGAGCGATACGAGAAGTCACTCAAGGATCTGAAGGCGGCAATGGAGGGCGGACATCTGCCAGTTGTCGACGGCATCCATCCAAACGGCTTGAAACTTCCAGGATTACCCGAAAAGGACTTTGTACAGACTTACGATGCACCGTCTGGCGGCATGGTACATGAAGAGCCCGGGTATTCACCTTCCAAGGAGGGCAAAGAGCGAGAAATAGCCGCAAACCTAGCCGATCAGGGTGAAACAGTATGGCTGCAGAAAGAGTCAACAGTAGAAGGAGTCAAATCACCTGAAGGCTTCATTCAGGAAAACGGCCGTGCGGTAAGCGTTGAGTTTAAGCGACTGAGCGAATCTGCTGTTAATGTCAATGGAGCGATACGATCAAGTATAAGAGGAGCGAACAAACAGGCCCAAACCGCTGTTCTGTTAATTGATAGATTATCCGTGAATGAGCCGCAAATAGTTGAGTATACGAAGAACGCACTTGCTCGGTATTCCGCTCGATTGTCCAAAGTTATAATCATGCGCAAAGACGGTACAATAATTGAGGTGATCACAAATGGAACAAGCTAGATTTATACAAACAATTACCGAAGCCCTGGATACTGCAACACAAAAAAACAATGTTAACGACTTGTCGCTACTTGTCATGTATGGGAGAGTATTACAGGCCTCTGCAGACAACATCATAACGATGCAGCAGACTAAAGCGCTAACGGACAGGTTCGGGGAAGGCTTCACATCTAAATATGACGATCAGATAGAAATTGCTTTCAGCGGCCTTACAGGCCCGCAATTAGAAGAGTTGGACACCGTCTAAGGATAATTTACACAAAACAATAAGCGTCGGCCAGGGCGAGCAATTCCTGGATCAATCCCCCTTGCGGAAGTAAAGCGGCGCTCTTTCCGCACTCACGACGCTATATATACACTTTACCATGAAGGATTAAGATATGAAGGCTAATTGCCCTAAATGTAATCGGTTTGTTCTCGAAACACTAGCTCCATCTGTATTTACTCTAAAAAAGAAATGCAATTCATGCGGTTCGCTGTTATTTGTCATAGGAGACGCTAATGGAGTTACTGTTGATGTTCTTTGTCAAAGAAGGAGAATAACAAAATAAACTAGATTTATTAATCTACTTGACAACTACGCCATTAGTGTGCTATTAATACGCTTATGACAGAGATAGATTCTCTGACACAAGAGCCGATCTACGCTCAAACACAATTCCAACTGTGTTTGGGCGTTTTTTTTATGCTCCACACAAGAACGGAGAGTTCCAGGTGAACCTTTTTGATCGTATTTTTACTCCCTTTTATTTCGAGGGAGAGAGCGGCGCTGGCGGAGGGACAGGTACCCCACCCCCCGGCGAACAGCAAGCAGCTCCAAAGACCTATGACGAAGCGTACGTTACGGCCCTCCGTAATGAAGCAGCATCATACAGGGTGAAAGCGAAGGAAACGGGCGACAAGCTCAAGACCTTCGAGGACGCGCAGAAGACCGATACGCAGAAGCTGCAGGAACGGGCGGAAGCTGCAGAACGGGAGCGCGACACGCTGAAAGGCGAAGCGGCCCGATCAGCGACCAGGGCAGCATTCGCGGACGTTGCGACCGAGGCGAAAGCGAAGAACCCAGGCACCGTGGCGAAGCTGCTAGCTATCGAAAAGATTAAGGGAGCTGACGAAGGCAAGCCGGATGTTGCGGAGACTCGTGCTGCGTTAGAAGCGATCAGAAAGAGCGACCCGGATTTATTTCAGAAGATCGGCCCTCTCGGTTCATCGGCCAGCGGTGGAGCAGGATCAGGCGGCGCGGCAAGTACAGCAGCGTCATTCAATCAGTTTGTTCGGAATGCGGCACGGCGGTAGCTATGAGCGGATTACTCCGCCAATAGCGGAGGAGAATTAATCAATGCCTACATTTGGTGAAGTTGTTGCAAGGGGTGATACGGCGGCGCTCATGCCTGAGGATTTCAGTAACGCAATCCTCGAAACGCTCAATTATACGTCTGCAGCTCAGTCGTTGTTCAGCCCGATCAAGATGAGCAGGAAACAGACTCGTATGCCTGTTCTTGCCGGACTGGCAACAGCGTACTTCGTAAACGGCAATACCGGATCAGATACAGGACTCATTCAGACCACTTCGGTCAAATGGGATAACAAATATCTGAACGCCGAGGAATTGGCTGTTATCGTTCCTATACCGAAGGCAGTACTGGACGACACAGATTATGACGTGTGGGGCAGGATTAAGCCGCAGTGTGAGCAGGCGCTTGCTCGGGCTCTCGACGCGGCGGTTTTCTTCGGTATTAACAAGCCGCAAAGCTGGGGGCCTTCCATTTACGGAGGCATTCAGAATGCGCTCGTCGCCGTTGGTGCTAACGCGCCAACATCCCCGGTTAAAACGATGGGTGTAACGGCACAAGCGGCTGGCGGCGTAGCTGAGGATATTAACTGTGTATTCGAGTTCGTTGAAAACTCTGGATTCCCCGTTAATATGCTACTCGCCCCTACTACGTTCAAGGCTCCGCTACGGCGCATTCGTAACACCTTAGGCGACAGGCTTCTTGATGTTCAGGTTGGACCGGCAACCGGCCCAGCTAATGGCGCGATCGGCCATTCTGGCTTTGTCGTTAACGGCGAGGCAGTAACCTTTGGTGTAGATGGACTTTGGCCTGCTCAGGCTACCGGTATTCCTATGCTGTTCGCTGGTGATCGTTCGGAAGGCATCATTGGCTACCGTGACGACATCGAAGTTGAAGTGTTGAATGAAGCCGTTATCCAGGATGCCACGGGCCGAATTATCTTTAACCTGGCGCAGCAGAACATGGTAGCACTCAAGCTGGTATGTCGGTTCGCTTGGGAAGTCGGTAACACAATAAACTGGCTGCAGCCTAACGAAGCAGCCCGTTTCCCGTTCGCTGCTCTCGTCCATGCGTAAATCTCACTGACGGAATTAATTGGCCGGGCGTAAAAGCCCGGTCTGATCGAAGGAAAATATGGCAACGCAAATCTATCAAGCTCCCTATCAAGATACAGAGAGTATTACTGTTCCTCCTGTTGCGATCACGACTACAGTCACGACACCGGTATTTGAGGCACCAGTTTCCGGCGTTATCACGGCCGCCACATATGCAGCCGTCGCAGCCGTTGCGGGTGTCACAACCAACACCCGGACGCTGACCTTGCAAAACCTAACGCAGGGTCTCACTATCGCAACATTGGCGCTTATTACGGGTGTCAATATGGTCGCCAATGTCGCTAAAACGATGACGATTACTGCTGCCAACGCGAACGTCAACTCTGGCGATATCATCGCCTTCGTGTCGACATTTGGAGGTACCGGTATTGCTGATCCTGGCGGCATAACGCTTGTAACGTTTAGCGGCGTTGACTCGCATGTTGCCCAGTCTCCGTATTACGAGACACCAGCGACACAGCCGACAGGTGCAGATCCTCTTCACCTTGGAGTGCTCTCGATCTAAGAGGAAAATGCGGGGCAGTTTACGGACTGCTCCGCTAAACCAACATGGCAGCAGACCCATATACCGGCCTTCCTTTCGACTCAGACGACCAACGCGCACTCGCTTACTGGATACACGTCGCGGTTCTAATGAGCAACCAGGCGATAATGCAAGCTCAGCTTTGCGCTGAGGGAACGCCTGCCTTGCAAGTATACGACGATTGGGACGCGATCATGAGAACCGATCAGCGGCTTGACGGCGGTTCCGAACCGGTCGACTATCACTCTCCGAGATGGAATAACACGGCATCACTATGAGCACTACAGGAAGCTGGACACCACCAACAGCGGCAGAGGCGGAAGCGGATGTACTCACGCAGATTGCACGGCTTACCAATGCAACGGCGTGGCCACCGCTCTCCACTGACGACTTGGCCGGACTAGTCCTTGAAGCTCGACGCGCTGACAAGTTCGGGCGTCCGCCGTTTGATCCAAATTGGATTCCGACTTATCACATTAGCTTCGGCGTGTACCGAGGCTGGCAACTGAAGTGTGGATATTGCGCGACCATGTACGACTACGGCGACGGACAAGTCAAGTTTGACCGTTCTCAAGCTCTCGCAGGTTGCGAGAAGATGATTAAGATTTACGCTCGGCGATTAGCGTCTAGTGTGGTGACGTATGCACCGCAGCGCACACCGATTACACCGATTCCGGCATTCCCGGTAGGCCCTACCATTATGCCAACGGAATTTGAACAGGGCAACAGTTAACAGGAGATTATCAGACATGTCTATTCTATCAGCATTAATTGCAAGCACAGCAAAGAGTATCGAAAACGCGGAGAAGGCCTCCGTGGTCTCGGCAGTCAAAGCCCAGATCATCACGCTACTTACTGCCTCGGCTCCGACTACCGAAGCCGAGGCAGTTACTCTCGTGAACAAGAACATCACCGAGATTACAGGCCAGGCAGTCGCAGCGATCAAGTCCCCTATCCTTTCGCTCATTGTCACTATTGAGGAACCGACTGTAGTTAGTTGGGTGGAAGGCATTGCCGACGGCCTCGTGTCCGAATGCTTTGTTTATGTCGTCTCTCAGGCAGCAGGAACAGTAGCGGGCGCAGCCGAAGCGGCCGCACAGACCGAAGCACTGCCTACTATCAATGTAGCGGCGGCGGCCTAACAAATGTCGTTGGATGCGCTCGAATTGGTAGCGATCCGCGCGGAAGCTGAGCGGTCTGTCTTAGTGCAGACCGCTCAGGTCATACGGAACACTGGTCAAACAGCCGTAGGTGACGCGCTCGGCGGAGGCGGCTTGGTTTCCGCATGGCAGCCATCCGGCCCCGTAGTTGCTTGCCGGCTGAAAGTCCACAGGCCAAAAGCTGAGGAACTTGTTGACGGACAAGTCCGCTCGTTGACGATGTTTGAAGCTCGGTTCCCAGTAGGAACCGATTTGTTAGTCACCGACAGGGTGCAAGTTTTGAACGGTGATTATCCAGGGACTTACTCGGTCGCCTCGGTAACATCAGGGCAGGCAGAGATGATACTGCTTTATTGCTGGCTGACGTTGGTTGAAAACTAATGGACTATATCGCGGTCATAACCTGGATTATCAGCCTTCTACAGTCTAACGTAGCGCTTACCACACTCGTTGATTCGAAGGTGTACCGAAATCTGATTCCCCAGGGTGTCTCTCTCCCGGCGGTAAAGATAAATACAATAGTCACTCGGCCGACTCGGTGGTCTACGGGCCAACGTGCGTTAACAAAGGCAATTATTCAGGTTGCAGCGTGTACGCAGGGCGACGATTTACAACAGGGAGCAGCGATCTTTCAGGCAATAGATGCAGCTCTCGACAACCAGGTATGCCAAGTCGGAACGCTTGCAGCTAAGATCAGCCAAGACATGCTTGTCGACACATCCCAAGCAGTTGAGGGTGAACGATTTAATCTGCTTGGCGCTCGATACCGGATCATATACTATCAGCCGCAAGGCGCGGCAGGAGCGTCTTTCATGCCGGTTCTACAGGCTATCAACACTAATACCGGGCCGGTTTCTTTACCGCTGGCAGCAGCCACAGGCAACGGTCAGGCATATCAGTTTACTAATGCAGGATCGGGAGCGGTTACTCTTAACTGCCTGGGCACAGACACCGTAAACGGCATTTCAACGATGACGATTGCCGCCTATGGGTCGGTCACTCTCGCATCATATATTTCAGGGACATGGAGCGTTACAATGTCATTCTTTCCCACACCCGTTACTGGTGTCAATCCAATCGTTACGATCAGCGGAACGGTCACGCTGGCACTGCCAGTACAAGATACGGATTACCCGGTTACCTTGGCCGCGAATGGAGTTATATCACTCCCTCAAACGACAGGATCAGGTGTTCGACTTATGTTCGATCTTAAATCACTTGGTGCCTATTCTCTTTCAATGACTCTGCACGGTGCAGATGTCTATGAAGGCGGGGCAGCACTTCCGCCGCTAGTATCCGGCGAGTCGCTTGCACTCCGCGACATTGCAGCAGGGACATGGGCCATTGAATAAGCGTATAAAGTATTTTCTTCCCGGACTACTCCTTTTAGCTTGTGAGGCAGCAGCGCAGGCGAACTTTAATCCTGTTACTATCACGCCCGATGGCACTACGATCAGCGCATCGAGTGGTACGATCTCAGTTGTAAACCCTGTGTCGTCGGGCACGACTGAGCAGACGTTGTATGACACAGGAGTGTCGTGGAATGCCACATCCGAGTTTCAGGTTAATCCGAATTATGGGATTGGCATCGGATTGGCGGCAGGTGTGACTCCTTCAGCAACGTTAGATATGGCAGTTGGAAGCAACATAATTATAGAAATGCCTCCCCCTACGGCATCCTATATCTCTCAATCTACAGGTGGATCATTAGCCTCCCCTGCTACATATTATTACGTTGTAACGGAGAAAGATTTGTATGGGGCACAGACTATGCCGTGTACAGAGTTTTCAGTCCAATTACTTGCTGGAAACCACGAGATATTATTGAATTTAGCTGCTACATCTACGGGCGCTACGTTATGTGTTTGGCGTGGAACCTCCCCTGGCGGAGAAACCGGCTATTGGCCCACATCTTCGGTCGGCGGTATCACTTATGATACTGGATATGGATTAACCACTGCGGCATTACCAACGAAAGGTATGGCGGGTATATTTCGTTGGAACCCTACAGATGGCTACGGACGTGTTCTCAACCTGGAAGGAAATCGGACTTATGGCTCATCAATCTCGTTTAGTGGTGGAAATGGCTATGTTGGGGAGAACTCCTACAATGAAGTATTTCTGTTAAATGCTGGTGGGGTAGTAATGCTTGGCGAAGGCGCTACATATTCCAACTCCACCATGCATGAAGTAATTAACGGTACAAATGCGTACACTAATTTTGGAGCATCGGCCAGTGTTACTACATTCCCTGCACAACTACACATTACCGATTACTCGGCTTCTCAGCCAATAGAAATGCTGAATGAAGCATCGGGCCAAAGCGCAGATGCATTAGATATTGAAACCAGTACAAGTACGATACTTAGTAAAATCCAGGCTAATGGCGTAGTCAACGCTCCCAATATTACAGGTATCCGCGCTGTCACAACCGGAACCACGGATAGTGCAGCTGTTACAGATCACCTCATAACCTTCAATTCGACTGCATCTGTCGCCGAAACTCTTCCCGCTGCATCGACGTGGACAGGGCAGGATATTAGGATTGCGAATCTAAGTTCCTCTTACACCGTGACGGTAATGAATACGGTCATCGGTTCGCCAACGACAACACTCTCGACACTAGGTGCAGTAGAAACATTCACATCGGACGGCACTAATATCTGGTTAGTGCATTAAGGATTAAAACAATGTCAACAACACCTCTTTACATCGCTGGATTTGTACAATCATTCACCGATAATGCTGGCGTACTTCACGACAATTGTTTCTGGGTTCCGGCGACGGTCACAATGGACAACGCAGACAAAAACGGAAGTATCCAGTGGTACGGTTACGATTCCGCAACGACTTACACAGCCGGTGATCAACCCGTACAGGGCGCGGTGCATATGACTACTCTCAACAATGCGAACTACGCAAAGATTGTTAATGACCCGGTTGCTCCTAGTCAATCGTATGGTTACGCGACCGCGCAGGAGTTTCTTTGGGCGGGACAAGCAGTTTTGGATACCTGGACGGGTGCTAACGACACTAACGGAAATCCTATCATGGGCGCATTCTTCGCTAACGCGACAACCTCCATAGTGGAAATGCCGGTGAAGTGATGCAACTCTTATTCTATCGCGGTACTGGAATCCTGGCATGGCTCATACGATGGTTTACTGGGAGCAAGTACAGTCATGTCGCCCCATGCGTAAACGGGACTATATACAATGCTTTCCCTGACCTCGTAAGTGTCGCCTTTGACATTGCTTCAGCTCAAACGATAATTACGATTGATGTCACTGAAGAACGCAGGGAGGAACTTTATTCCTGGCTGAATGAACAAGTCGGAAAATCCTATGATTGGGTCGCAGTGTTTCTCATTATCATTGCGCATTGGCTGCCGTCTTGGTTGACACTTAATGACCGCCGACAAGGCAAATGGTGGTGCTCACATCTCAGCGCAGTGGCGGCAGGAGTTACGGGACAGACAGAAGGTTTATCGTCGCCGATTACGCCGCAGGAGCTTTATGATCTGATTTAGTATGCTTTTCGCGTATTTTATATATGTTATTATCGTATAATATGGCATGCTAACACCTACATCTCGACCCAACAGGGCCATCATAGCGTTCTTTTTCATCGGGTTATTCTGTGCAGTCTACGTCCTATGTCCGCATAAGACGTTAGCAAAGCATCAGGCAGCACAGAAGCAATTAATAGCCGCCGGACATGTCCGGCTCGAAAGCAGAAATATGTCTACAACTGTAACATTAGACCCAGGTATGCATCAAACGTTTGCTGCTGCTGGTAACCCAACATTCGCACTATCGACAGGTGGACCTAATAGGCGGGCTATCATAGCCGTTGGGCCTAACTCTGGGACGATACCAACGGTAACAAACATAACAACGGCAGGACTGACATGGGTCTATGCGGGCGGCCAAACCTATGGCGCTTACGGCAGAATGGAAATCTGGACAGCCGCCGTTCCGACACAGGTGACAGGACTGGCAACAACTGTTACGATGAGTAGCAGCCCTATCCAAAACACGGCAGTCTTGGATGTTGTATATCTGACCGCAGGGGCAACGGCTGTACCGTCTGTGACAGGCACGGCACAATTTGCCAATGTGCAGTCAGGTACGCCAACGTGCCCTATTACAACGACAAATGCCAATGATCAGGTCATGGCATATTGTTTCAATGTTAACGGCATACCTGCTGCAGGGGCCGGATACACCCTTACAGGAACGGGTGCATCAGACGGCATCTACTTGTCTGGTGAACTTGCAACAGCAAGCGTACCGGCAGCGGGGACGGTCGCTAATCCTTCATTTACGACGACAGGGAACACAAACATCGTCGGTGCGATAACTTTGAATGCTGCCCCTATTGTTCCGCTTGCTCCTACCGGACTTGTCCCTACGGTTATTGGTAACGAGTTAATGCTCAACGCCAACACTAACGCAGCGGGCGATAACGTCACGTCCTACAATCTTTACTCGGGGCCAACCGTTAGCGGCGCATGGACACTAATAGCCTCGGAGAACGTCCCTAATTTCGAGATAGCGCAGCCGTCAGGGACCTATTACTACCGCATTACGGCAGTCAATGCAGGAGGTGAAGGCCCAGCCTCAGCCGTAGTCACAGTCACATCGACAGGAGAAACTCAGATGGAAAGAGCAACAGTATTTCAGGGGCTGGTCTTCACGGCGGAGACTAGCCTCGGTGTCTTGGAAACCACGCCGAAAGTGTTTGAACTGCCAACGGTTATAGCAGCGATCAAGCCTATTCAGCCTAACAAGGCATTCCGTGGCCGAGGCCAGAAGGGCGTGATCGGAAAGACAAGAGGCAAGGAGTCGACAGAAATTAGTCTTTCCGGCCCACTTGGTTATGACGAGCTAGTGTTCCTCTGCCAGGGGCATTGTGCAATCAGCATTCCCGCAACAATTGGAACTAGCACAAAAGCCAAGCAGTGGAATACTATCGCGACATCTACGGCGGCCGACTCTCCGCAGACGTTCACTATTCAGCTCGGTACCGCCGTTGGCGGGGCATGCCAGATTAGCGGATGTTTCATAAAGGACTTCTCCGTAAAGCTCAACGGGGATGAGTGCACCTTTACGGCTACACTGATCGGGCAGATCGTGGCAGACTCGATTGCTACAGGCGGCATCACTTACTTGCCGGCAGCGACAATTATAACCACGTACCCGATCCAGGCCACTACAGCCGGCATCTACTATGGCACCAACCTTGCATCTCTAACCGGACTTACTCACCTGGTGGAGTTTTCCTTTGACAGTAAAGACCGCTTCAAACCGGCGTTCTTCAGGGACCCGACCAAGGCGTCATATTCCGGCATCGTTGAAGGCACCGTACAGATGTCTGGAAAACTGACGGTCGAAGAAGACTCCCAGGCGGCGGCCATGCTGACGCTATCCAGAACAGACAATCCGATTGGTTCGCAGAGTCAAACCTACCTGGCGCTTCAGTCTGTAGGCCCAATAATTGACGTAGGCACGGGCGTAGCAGGAGCGAATGTCGTTTATGGATGCACTCTGCAGTGGCCTATCACTATCGTAAAATCTCCAAGCCGTGGCGACAAGGACGACGTTTGGACGGGTGAGTATGACTTCGAGGTTGCCAACGATCCAACCATTGGCTGTATGACCGCTCAGGTGACATCGCAGCTGCTTGCATTCTAGTTTGTTTCATGCTACGTGATTAGTGTATTAAAACTTCGGGAGCGGTGTACAAAGCCGCTCCACTTAAAGGAAAACAATGCTACTTTTAGACGAATTAACCGCTGAAGTTTCAGATGAAATTTCAATTAACGTTGGCACTACCGAAGAACCAATCCCGCTTAATATCAAGTTCCGGCCAAACTCAGTTACCCCGGCGTTGGAAGACCGTATATTTGCCGCCGCTCGATACAGCCAGATCGGAAACATTTACCGATTGATGCTCACCGAGTCGCTTGTTTCTTGGGACATCAAGGGCAGCCTTAAGCCGCTGGCACTGCCAGAAAACAAAGAGTCGGACGATTACGCGAAGGCGAAAAAAGATAACGAAAAGCGGACTACTGCGCACATCCTACCTGTCACTGAAGAGACGCTTTCGCTTGTCCCGGTTCGGATACTCGAAAAGATTGTGACCGCCATACAGGAGGCACAGACACCATCAAAAAAGCCATCGACGACCTCGCGGGGCAGCTTCGGGGGGTCAAGCGTGGCCCCCTTCCAACCTGGTATCGGCTCATAAGAGCTGCTAGGTACTTGGGAGTTGGGCCGTGGGAACTCGCGACCAGGCCGCAGTACTGGCGTGACAACGCCGAAGCTGCGATGTACGCAGAGAACAAAGCCGGATTACTTAGCAATGCCCTGCAGGTGTTGCGGCAGATGCTGATAGGGATTTAGACAAATGACTATCGTAACCATGAAAATGACGTACAACGGCGGGGCGGCTGCTTATTCA